AGTTGGCGTTGTGCTGGACGAGCAACTTGCTCTTTGAATGTACGATCTTGTGATAAGGCTGCTGCAATTCCAGAAGCATCGGAACCGCCTAACTTTGAAAGAGGAACTTGGTGAGCAACTAAAATATCATCACGATTTTGTTTTCTATATTCTTTGAAAGATCCATCCTGGATACCATTTTCAATTGGCTCCATCTTAAATTCAACCTTGCTGTTATCACTATCACCTGGAAGTGGTATATACAAGGTTCTATGTGACTGACCTTTTAAGTTTGTTTGTAAAAATCTAAACATTTTGTCTTCGGCATCGGCAGATAGTTTAGCACCTTTAAGAGTTACAACATATCTTGGTACCGCTTTATTAGAAAAATAATCAATATTATATTGAGATGCTAACTGATCACCATGCAAAGATGATATAGCAGAAATAATGTCTGGCACTCCATAAAATGTATTTAGCGGTGAGTATTGTTTAAAATGAATAATTTCATTTGGACGATTATCTGATGTTACTGGGTTAGGATTTTTTGCTCCAAAGTTTCTAAAATAAACAACCTTGTTTGCAATAATCTGAACAAATCCATCACGCATACGACGCACACGCATAGTTGTTGATGGGATATGTCCAATGTAACCAATCTCTCCTCTTATTGTTCTTCCAACTTCTAAGTATCCATTTCCAGTAGCCTGGACATCTGTATAAACCTTTTCCATTGTTGTTGTAAAAGAGTCATCATTATTTAAACTTTCTAGCCAGTCTGTAAGTTCAATCTTTGATCTTTCAATTCTTTTACGAGCACGGCCTGTAGCCTCTCCATCAGTTGAAGATTCTAATTTAAGCATTGTTCTAGGAGAAATTTCAAATTTATATCCTAACCCAACAATATTTTCTACCTTAGCATCAATTGCTGCATGGTTAGCAAAAGATGTATCATAAAAATTTGCAAGTTCATAAACATTCCATGGAGGGGTGATAACATCAAAAAGTCCATAAGCATTACGATATAAAACTCCTGGGTTGATCTCTTTAGATTGTGCACCATTAACTCCTGAGTTAACTGCAAGAGCGCTATCTAGGTATGCTGGTGATGCCTCTACCTTGGACATTCGTGCTGCACGTCTTTTAAAGTTATTGTCTAGTCCAGATAAATTTTTTAATTCTTCCCAAGTTTTGTTAAACGGATCGCTTTTTTTAAATTCATTTGCAGGCTCTTCGATGTCGTCAATCCTTGCGCCAATTCTATACTCTACTTGATCACTCATTATTCTTCACTTCCCCATTTTTTGACAGTTTGCTGTGCTGCGTGCACTGCTCCTAAATCATTCATGCTTGGGATCAAACCTTCTGCCATTCTTTGTTTTTGCTCTGAGTACTCTTCTTCTGATATACGATTAAGCCCTGGAACAAAAACACAGTCACCATCTCCAGGATCTCCATAATGTCTTGCTGCTTCTTTTAATTTTGACATACTGGATAGGTCCCCCTTCATTGATGGAATGTTTAAAACTGATCCAGTGCCGTCAGTAAACCATTTTCCATCAGCCTTTTTGTATACATACAGGCCCCAATCATACATTTTATCTATAACTTTAATGCGAGATTCGCCAATTTGGCCCTTCATTTTGGGCAGTTGTTTACGCTTTTTATTATTATTTGCAGATTTCATAACCATCAGTATACCATACTATACTGGTATTTCAGTCTTTGTTTGCCACGCAGTATCCGAAAATATCTTAATTGAATCTCCTACAAAATTTAGACTTTCTGTAGTGTTGCTATCAACAACAATTTTATTTCTTCCTATGTATTTTTTATAAACAATGGATGGATCAACTCCGTATAACTCTGAAGACTCCGCAACTAAAACTCCATTCCAGTTGTAGGAAGAGTACCAGTATGACCAAAATAGGTCAAATATTCCGTTATTTTTAATCCTGAGCCAAGGCCTATAAATTTTACTTTGAATTTCCTGCAAGTCTGTAGCCTGATAATTTGTAATACTATTAAATACAAAAGGCCCATTTAAATTTATTGAGCCCAGAAAATTATTTAAATCAAGGCTGTTGGCAAATGAAACACCAAAAACTGCCCACTCTTTTGCCTCAATTACTGGATCTTTTACCAGGTTGCCATTAATATAAAATGCTAGCCCGTTTACTGCCTGACCAGTGCTTTTATTAAGTGCAAATAATTTTCCTCTGTCGCCCTTTTCGCTTACAGCAGAAACATAGAATTGAATGGTATCGTTTTTATGCTGTAACTCGCAAACTTGAGTTGCTCCATATGGGAATTTATCAAAATCATACCTTAGCCACATCTGGAATGCAGATATTTTATAATTATTGGATGTGCTTCTATTTAATGGAATTCCTATTCCCCTGTTAATAAATGGGCTAAAAGAACCTCTTATTTCTATTCCACTTTTTCGTGTTGAGTATAAATATGGAACGCTTTCTTTTGTAATGCTGATTGGGTTCTTTGCTTTATAATCAAAATAAATACCAGTTTTTTTGTATGGATAAATAGGAAGACCAAATCTAGTTCCTATACCTTTTGCATGGTTGTGATCAAACGCTTGAGAAGATATTTCTAATTTTTTTAGTCCAATATTTTTATACTGCGTACCCTGAAGATTTGTAACTAAATGAATAACTATTGCCAAGTCATTAAAGTTTAACCCTGCGGGTGGGTAAATTATTGTGTTATCTGCAACTTCAAATACAGTATTTTGCCAATTGGGATAGTTTGACATGTTTAAAATTTTGTCATTTCTAATTGGGCTAACATGTGTAAAATTTTTAAAGTTTTTATTTGCTCCAGCAGTTATATACTGAAAACTTATGTAACTCTTTATACTTGAACTTTCCGTATTATAGAAGTATGTCTTTATAGATTTTTGCTCAATATCTTGATAATTTTCCCAACCAGAGAAAAGGGCATTGTCTAATTGTGCATATGTTCTTTGAACTGTATGATCATACTCTAATTCTAAAGAGTTATAGTCCCAACTAGCGGTTTGTTCTGTTGAGTAAACAATAGTAGGGGATGGGTAATCTATATTAAACTGCAACATATCAAGGTCATAAATTCTTTTTCCACTGGGGTCATCTACGTAGGAAGCAAAATATGACAAGGGGATGTAGTCTTCCCAATATCCTGCTGAAGAAATATCTAAATAGTAATTATTGTAATGAAGGAATCCTTGTAGAGTGTATGTGGCTGTGTGATTTAAAAAATCTTCTCCTAAATCAATATCGCATAACCCATTATTTAAAAAATGTTGATTAACTGTATTTACGTTGTAATTGCTAAAAATATGGAATTTATAAAATTTTCCTTCAAAATTTTCAGTTCCATTTTGATTTGCACCAATGTATATTTTTAGTGAATTCTTGTTTCCAAAAAACTCATCAAGATTTGAACCAAAATAAGATATCATTTTGTCAAGTTTAAACCCTACGGGAATATAGGTATCTAAACTTATTTCATCAAATACGTTTAATGTAGTTAGATTGTTGTCATAATAAAAATAATATTTTATTTCTAGATCTTCTAGAGTGGCTTTAAAATAATTTTCAGTATTTGAATCATAAACTGTAAATATTGTTTGTACATTGTCTTTGTTTAAGTCAAACTTAATGACAGCAGACAATCCATGGATCTCGTCGTCAATCATTGAAAAATTATCGAAATATGCGTAGGTCTTTTTGTTATTCCATGCTGAGTTTGGCCTAAAAGAAAAATATGTTTTTGTCTCATCTTGAATATCATAATTATCACTTACAAAATTTAATTCTGTTTTATCGTCTAAAAATAAAGTTGGAAGTTTATGTGTAGATAAAGACAATGTTTTTTCTGTTGCAGACATATTATCAAAGATTCCTTGATTCCAACTTCCATTATTTGGATATGAATAATTTGAAGTATATTCTGAATATGGATAATCTATATAAATTGATGATGCACCGTAGGCTGAGTTAATTGTTTCTGGAGATATAACCGCTTGCCCATAAGCCAGTCTTTTTTTAGCGATTAGTGTGGGTACTATATAAGAGTATACTGCAATACAATCTATCTCATATGGACTAACGTCTTCATAAGAATAAAATCCAAGCCAGTCTAATTCTTTTCCTGAATCATTAAATTCTAATGGTAATTCTAACTCTGATTGTTTTAAGTTTAAAATAATTACTTGTTCGCCGTTAACAATTAACGATGCTGTGTTCTGTGTAATTGTAATCTGAATAAGCATTGGCCTATACCACTCGCCAACATAATGAGAAGCAAAGTGTTTACCAATAGACAAACTAATAAAAGCATCTTCAACATATAGTCCATCTTCTGATCCTATTGGGCCAAAAATTCTTGTTGGCTCTTTAATGTCAGAGTTTATTCTCATCCACATTTCAACTGTGTAGTCTTTGTACCTTCCAGTTTCATTTAAAAAGCCAAAACCTGGAACAATTAACGATGGCATACCTGCATTTGGAATAATCTTAGTAACACTATCTGATCCGTATGCCATAGGAACACTTGTGTTTCTAGCACAAAGTCTATTATTATTTATTAAATAGTAGCCATTTTTTATTCCAGAGATATACGAGTTTGCCTCTACGCATTTGGTAATTCCTGATAAAGCAATAGTACTTGGAAGCGGTAAAGATGTTGCCCCTAAAGAGGTTGTATTAAAGTTTTCTGAGCATTGGCCTAGCGTAAATCCATTAGTAAAAATCTTATAGTTGTCAATATTGGATGCGCCACCATTAAACTCAATTTTTATTAATGGCCTAAAGGATGTGCTCTGAGATGGGTATGTGGAGTTGTGAGATAAAAAAATCCATTTTTGTGAAATATCAGTTACATACTTTGTAATTTTTTCTACTGTTTCTCCAGAGGATGTGTCATTATATTCAAACCCTATCGATATTGACTTTAAGTATGCACTTTCAGTATAAAAATAACATCCAGATGTTAGGGTTGCTAGGCTGGAATTTAATTCATCTAAATCAATTAGGTCTGCACCTACAAATTTTATTTCCTTAGAAACTTCTAGGAAATCATCAAATTGTATTTCATTTAAGTAACTACTTAAAAATGGTTTGTTTAAATCTATATTACTTGTAGTTACAGATGCGTCTAAAAAGTTCCATCCAGCCAAATTTCTTTGATTATTGGATACCAAAGATAAGTAGTCAACATTATCATCTAGCGACCACAACCCTATTGGATGTTCGGCAAAAATTTTTTCTGCATAAAGGTTTGATTGAATAGACATTGTTAGTCTATTTTATCATATTAAAGGTTTTTAAACCTTGGATTTCCCCAAGTGATCTCGTTGTATTTTAATCCAGGATACGGAGACTCTCCAACTGGAGCATTCCAAAAATCAGAAACAAATAAGTCGCCCTCATCTATTGTGGTTATCTCTCTTTGAAACTCTTCTGTCTCTGGAAATATAACGCAGTCTCCTGGCTTTAGATCTACGGCAATTTTATAGTTTTTAAATTTAAGTTCTCCCCCCGCATGTGAGTCTGTCCATTTTAAGATAGACCTAAATACATTCTTTGGTCTATTTGTAGACCATTGCATGGGAAAGGTTCTTTCATTGGTAAGTCTAAAAATATAACTTTTTCCAAGAATTGGAGGATCATAAAAAATTTTAGTCATGTCACTAACCGCAACCCCTATTGCAGTTGTATATTTTTCAAAAACAGCAACAACCTCTCTTGTCATATCTCCATACGTGGCTATGTCAAATTCAACATTATGTTGTGAGTATAGTGGATCATGAAGAGGAATGTGATCTTCTTTTGTTTGAAACTTTACAGTATTAATAAAATCTTGAACTAACTTAATATCTTCTGCTGTAGCAACATTAATTATTTGATAAGTCATAACAATTCCTTTACTTTCTTGATTTTAATTATAGCACATTAAGGTCTAGTTTCTAGGAATCCACAACTTTTCATTTCCCTTGTTATGATACCTTGCCATAACAAACAGTAAATCTGAGAGCCTATTTAAATATTTTGCAATATTTATATTTAAACCATCCACCTTCCAAACCTCACGCTCTGCCCTTCTCACAATTGTTCTTGCATTATGAAGTGGGCCAGTAGGTAGAACAAAGGAATGCAGTGGCTCTAGGTATTCGTTATAGTCATCAATTATATTTTCTAAATAGGTAACTCTATCTTCTGATATTGTTATTGTTGGGGCACCAGAGAGTTCTGCACCAAGATCAAACAAGTCACTCTGTATTCTATCTATAATGTCATTATGGTATTCCGTCGCCATTCCAATAGCAGAGTTAGCCTCATCTACTGCACCAATTGCTTCAATTAAAAAACTGCTTTTATCTATTCTTTCATTTGTAGCGGTAGAGGTTTGTCCGTCATCGCCCGTCTTTGTATAAATACGAGTTAAGTGAACCATTAGTGTCCTGTCAAAGAACGCCAGATATCAACTGTAATACTGTTGGCTATATAAAGTCCAACCAAATTTATAACCAATTGAAATGCGTACTCAATTTTAGTAGGTTTCTTTTTTTGTAACGGAAACTCTATAACATTATTTAATTCTTTATAGGCTAATCTCATGGAAACTTTAACTCTCCTTTAGGACCAGTCCAAACCAATCCAACTGAGTCTCCTGAATTTAAATATTGTTGATCTACTGCAAGTTGTCCCCATCCCCACTCTTTTCTAGGAAACGGAATAACTTGTTTTTCTTTTATTATGATTGCCCAATATGCTTCTGCGGGTGGCATAACTTCACAAGACTCTACCTTTTCATTTGGCAACCCATTAACTCTACAAACTACTCCTAGTCCATATTTCTTAGTACCTTCTATTTTAAGATTGGCTTGTTTTAAAACATCTAAAGCAAGAATGCTGCTAGATGATTGTACACATTTTTCTAACTTTATTTGATTATCTAAAACTCCATAATCAACATAAAGGTTTATGCAGTTATCTTTTGGTTTATCTATAGAAAACAGCACTGCTCCAACTGCTATAAAAATTGCTAATGATGCTAGTATTTTTTTCATTTTATCTCCCTTAGTATAATTTTATCTCACAAGCGTCTGTACTGCAATAAGCCTCACCCTGTGCCTCTAGGTTTTTTACTCCATCATAAATTGCAGACCAATCAATCTTTGCAATTTTTCCAACATAAGAGTTATATTCTTCTTTTGTAATATTATTATATGGTTGTTGAGGGAATGTTTCATTACCCATTGGCAAAAATGAAACAGCCTTTAACTCACCTTCATAAAGATGAAGGGCTGGAGCCACATGCTTCTTTTCTGTTTCTTTATCAAAAGACAGAGTTACAGAAACTCCATTATCAGACCAATACTTTTGAGCAGTTGCTGCCAAACCAATTTTTTCAAAAAGACTTACATCCTTTTCAGAGCGGGGATGTTCAGATGCTACTGGGAAGTAGACTACTGAAGTATTAGCAGAAACTAAATCTGCTTCAACTTTATACCCTGCTGCTTTAAATAAATGAAGCATTGGATCTGTATTTCCAAACCTTATAGCACGTAGATAAAATGCTCCTCCTGGACCCCAGTGAACTCCTGGTGTTGCACCAGAAAGTAGTGAAACGGATCCTGAAGGTTTGACAGTAGTTACACGAATTGATTCACGTACACATAGCCATTCTGAGTATGAATGATCGTATGCTTTAATTTTTTTATACCCTTCGTCCATCCATTCACGAACTGCTGGCATACCTTTTGTATCTGCAAAAGATGCAATACCAGTTAAAGATGTTCCAATACGACGATTACGTTGCATAATGCCATTTGTGGTTTGCCAATGTGTTGGCATCAGGGTTACAGTCTTTCCATATAGATACGCAAACTTTAGTGTACGAAGAAAATCTTCTTTATCTTCATGACGGTTTAAGTGAACTTCTACCAATGTGCACAGTTCGTATGATTCTAATGGTTGTTCTGCACATGGATTAAAGCCCATTACACGATAATCTTTTCCATCTGGTGCATCTGCAAGTCTTCCATAGTTACGAGCAACGTCAAGCCAAATAAACCCTGGCTCTCCATTATCTGCAATTAAATCAACATAGTCTTCATAGTTTGTTCCAACTTCTGCAGCAATAGAGTTGTTAGACATCCAAGCCCACCCTGGATTTTTTGGATCATAAGAATTTCGCTCTGGAAAAACTTCTGCATTTTTTAAATTACTAAAGTCTTTATCTTCTGCATTTCCTAAAGCGAGGGTAGCAGAACGACGAACATTTCCAGAAACAACACAAGTTCCAATGAGGTTTACAATGTCAACAATTGCACGACTATCAAGTGGCTCAGTCGCTCTAGAGCCTATAACATTCCTGATACGTGTATGAAGGTCAATAAGTGGTCCAGGACCGCTAGCGACCCCTCCAAAGCCCTTAATTGGTGCTCCTAGAGGACGGATAAGGTCGTAATTAAATTCCTGGATTGATTGATTTTGGCGTAAAAATGAATTAATCAAAAGTCTTACTGACTCTACCCAGCCTTCACGAGTATCTGGAATTTCATAAATGGATGCTGGTTCTGTTGGAGCATAAATAAACATTTGTTTTTCTTGTCCAAGGGTATCAAATCCAACTCCAATGCCTAGCATTAAAGCATCCATAACCCATGCAAATAATGCTCCTGGATCGTTACGATCAATATCTCTTGTTGAGACCATTGCACAATTTTGAAGGGATGCAGAGTTGCGTTTCTCCATAGTCATAGGGGTACCAAATGCCCAAAGACCTCGACCTGGTGGAGTCCACTTAAGATTAAACATTCTGTCATAAGCCTCTTGTGCTGACTTTTGAGCCTTATAGTCATTCCATGGAAGGCGGTTTTCTTTAGCATGATTCTTTTGTACTGAATACATGCCCTCAATAACACGCTTGCAGACTTCAAACCATCTTTCTTTAGTTCCATCTTCTTTCATTCGAGAATATGTTCGAATAAATGTGATCTCTCCTAGGGAATTGGTAGCAGCATCTCTAAAGCCAAAGGGCGCTTCAAGTTTTTGATAACTCTCTACGAAATCTGATGATAATTTAAAAGAAAAAAAGTCTGACATATGCGTAATCTCCTATTGTTGAATGTAGCAATTATAGCAGAGTATTCAAATTTAAAAAACTCTACCTTAAGTGTAACTATAGAGTTATTGAAATCTTAAAACTGTACTCTGTTTTGGATTGCATCTATTACAAGTATTATACTCTATTTTTGTATATGGACAAAATACTGTTTCAAGTTTGTGCCCAAGAATCAAGCAAAAAATCTTTTTTATAATGGAATAAATTGTCCCGCTCCTTCTATTATAGGATTTAACTGTTTAAGTGGTCTAATATTATATGCAATAGTAATTCTATTGGAATCTTCATTCCAGGACCCTACAGCATGTGGAAAACCATTTTGTGAAAGGACCGCCCTATTATTTTTGTTGACATTATCAAATCTACCACCATTAATCTTATAATAAGTTATAGAAGGCTCGGCATTAACACAGTAGTATCCATGAAATGGAAAATGTGTGTTTGATCCATGATCATGATATATTAAGTTATCTGGATCAATATTGTTGTTTAGTTTTATTGGATAATAATTAAACCAGCCATGAATATAGTATTTCTGTTTATCAAAATCAACATTGTAGTACTCACAAGCCTCTTTAGTTAAATTCTTGATTGCTTTGTGCAAATTGTAAATGCCCTCATTATAAAAATGAAAAATATTAAAATTAAGCCAATGATTTCCTGGATCATAGAATTTAGTTTTATCTAGCCAATTAACTTCTTTCATTTCTTCATATTTTTTATCAAGATATTTTGTTAAACTTTCTAAATTATTAGAGAGTTCAACTTCAAAAATTTTATGCTCTATAGAGCCCATTTTACAGAGGCATCCATTTATTTGGCTTTACTCCAACTAGACTATTCATTGGCGTAATGTCATATGCAATTGTTATTCTCTTACTATCAAAAAACCAATCATCTCTTCCGTGTGGATGCCCAGTTTCCGAAAGAATTGCTCGATTATTTTTATTCACATTCTCAAAAACATTATCCTTTTCTTTGTTAATTTGATAAAAAGTAGAAGATGGCTCTGCCTCTACACAATAATATCCATGAAACCAAGGAGCCCCTAGGCCATCAGAATGATCATGAAAATGAGAAGGATGTTTTAATGGATTGACACCATTGCTTCCAATTGTTTTAAGGTCTGAGTTAAACCATCCATGAATTAGATATTTTTGACTATCAAAATCAATGCCATAGTATTCACAGGCCTCCATAGTTAGTTTTCTTAATGCTTCTTTTAGTTTAAATATTTCTGGATTAACAAAAGTAAATATGTTATAGTAATTAATTCCCAATTGAGTGAGTGTGCCTGGCTGATTCCTATCATACTTTTTTAAAATATCACTTGGAACTGATAAAATATTCTCTGTAAAAATTTTTTCTTCTATTTCAGATAAATATTGTTTTAATGACTCTAAGTCATTGTCTAATGTAACATCAAAAAACTTATGGCTTGGTTTCATGCTAGCGGAATCCAATGCTGTTCCCATTCTGGCATTATTCCCTTATGTGGTATTACGTCATAGGCTACTGTTATTCTTGGGCCTTCCCAATTCCAGTCTGCCATAGCATGAGGATGTCCAGTTTCTGAAAGAATTGCTCGATTATTTTTATTGATATTCTCAAAATCTTTATCAAAAACTTTATAATGAGTTGTTGATGGCTCTGCCTTTACACAATAATAACCGTGAAACCACGGTGCTCCAGAGCCTCCATGTTCATGCCAATCTAATTTTCCAACATGATTATAGTTAATATTAAACCAGCCCTGAACCCAAAAATCTTCTTTTTCAAAGTCAATACCGTAATATTCACATGCTTCGACTGTCATTGATCTTACTGATCTAAATAATTTATGAATTGCTGGATGATAAAATTGAAATACATTGTATTTATTCCACTTACTAGTCGTTATGCTTCCAGAGGTATCCCAGAGTGTTTTTTCTCCCTGATCATTTTTTAATATTTCCCCATTTTTAATGCGGTCATATTGTTTTCCTAAAAATAATGACAAATCGTCTAAGTCAGAGTTTAAATTTCTTTCAAAAAATTTATGCGTAACATTAGTGTTAATGCTAGTGCTTTTTAAAGGTACGTTGTCGTACATTTTATCTCCCGTCTTTTTATATTAGTATAGCATATAAAAAAATGAGATTTATTTATTGTGAGTTAAATAATCTCCAGCAATAAACCAGTCTTGTGGCTCGCAACTAAAGGATATAACAGTGTGTGAACTGTCATCTGTGTCTATTGAGGTTACTGGAACTTCAATTACAGATCCATCTTCTGCTATCTTAATTAAGATATCTCCAATAGCAACTCCGCCTGCTTCAACGAATACATGGAATGGGTCACCCTTAACAAACATTGGGTGATTTAAAGAAAACTTTGAATTGCTTTCTCCATTAAAATAAATAACTTCTTGTACAATTGATGGAACTATTGCGGTAACAGTTACATCTACAAGACCAGTGCTAGTTACAGTTGGTACTGCGATGCTTCTCCAATCAGAATCTTCCTGATCTCCATCACCTAAAGGTAACTCTGCTATACCTATTGTTCTCATTTGATCATCAATTTGTATGTCCTTGGCTTGAACAGTTCCGCCTGGAACTCTAATTAAGGTGTCTTCATGAACACATGGCCCTACCCGCCATGGAGTAAATCCAAACGCACCAAATGGTGTGAATCCGAATGGTGTAAATCCGAAGGGTGTAAATCCAAAAGCGCCGAATGGAGCAAATCCAAATGGCGTGAATGAGAATGATGTAAGTGTTGTAGAATATTCAGACCATTCTGAATCTCCATTAGCATTTTTTGCTCTTACACGATAAGCCTGAGCAGTTCCTGCTTCTTGTCCCACAGAAACAGAAGTTGATCCTGTGTTGCCAGATTTGCTATCATTTGATTCCCAATCATAACTAGTAATTGCTGAGCCACCAGTTGCAGGGGCTGTCCAAGAAACATCATCATTTGCTGCTGAGCCTTGAGCAGTTGCAGTAGGTGCTGATGGTTTATTTGGAACAGTTGTTGCAGTAATTGATGATGATGCTGCTGATGCTAGTGAATTTCCAACTGCATTTGTTGCTATGACTGTAAATGTATATGCTGTATCTGATTGTAAACCAGTTACAGATATTGGAGAGGATGCTCCTGATGCAGTATATGATCCTGGATTGGATGTTACTGTATAAGATGTGGCAGCAGGTGAGTTTGCTGGTAAAGAGAATGTTACATCTGCCCGTCCATTATTGAATGCACGACCTGAAGGTACGTTTGTTGCGGTTACTGACGTTGGTGCCAATGGCTCCAAAAAGTCATTTGATGCCTGGGACTTTCTGCCCGTTTTCTTACCTGATGCCATTATCTACTCCTTTAATTTTGTTTGTTATGCTGAAAGATCGCCGAATACTACCCAAGAATCAGTTGCACGCTTAAATAGTGTACAAGATGACCACTGTGTTCGTAGTTTTAGGCCTGGGGTAGAGTTAACAGTAACTCCGCTATCTCCTGCAATTGTTACTTGTCCTGCACCAGTTTGCAAAATATCCAGAGTGGTTCCGACTGGGAAAGCAACTGCGCTATTTAGTGGGATAGTAATTGTTGTTCCTGATGCTGAATTTACTTCAATTAAAGAATCTCTTTCAGATGTGGCTGCAAGAGTATATGAAGCAGTCTTAGAAATAATTGGTGTCCGTGAAGGAACGCCTTCCTTAGTCTGAGTTCCATCTGGGAATGCTACCCCAGCAGATACTGTTACTGTGTTTGCCTCAAGGAATTTAAGAGCAAGTGTGTCTAGTGTGCCTTCTGTAAAGTCTACAGTTGTTGCTGGCTCAGTTGTAACACCATCAAATAATTTCCATTTTCCATCTGTTACGTCTTTTACAAGACCAGAGTGCTTTTGAGTTCCATCATTGTATGATGCGATCAAGCCTAAGTCTGTAGTGTTTGCAGCATTAGTATGTCCAAGTTGTAATAATGTATCTTCAATTTGAATCTGTGTTGCAGATACAAGAACGTTAGATCCGTTTACAATAAAGTTACCATCAACTGTTAGGTTTTGATCAATCTCTACGGAACCTGTAAATGTTGCTCCAGATAGAGAAGCCTTTCCATCTATTTGTGATTGAACATTTGAGGTTACACCATCAAGGTATCCAATTTCTGTATCTGACACATTAGCAACTTTATCTTGCTTGTATGTTATGTTTGTTGTAATTGTTGATAAATCTGTTGTAAGTCCTGAAATCTTAGACTGTGCAATCGCAGCAGTGTTTGAAATCTCTGCATCTGAAATTGCTTCATTTGCAATGTGCTCTGATGAAATTGCATTATCAGCAATCTTTGATCCATCAATAGCGTCAGCAGCAATTTTGCCACTTGTTACTGCGCTAGAAGCAATCTTTGCCTCAGTTACAGATCCGTCTACTGGTGTACGCTCATTGGTAAGTGCTGCGTTGTCATTATAAACAAGGTTTAGAGTATTAGAAATTCCGTGAACACTTGTATTTGCTGATGTATGTGCACTTACATTGCCAGTTAAGTAAATAGCATTGCTTGTTAGTTCTGATATTGAGTTTGTGTTTAATGCTATGGAATTTCCTAAATTAATTAAATTTTGTGTAACGTTATATGCATAGTTTGCATCTCCGTTAAGTGAATTTGCTAACTCCCAAATACTATTAAGGGCGTTTGGCGCTGCGCCAACTAGGTCTGCGACTGCTGCGTCTACTAGGCCTTGAACTTCTGATGAGTCAAATACTATAGAGGCATCTACGAAATAGGCTAGGCTTGTCCAAGCACTTGATCCGTTACCCACTTTAAACTTATTTGTGTCTGTTTCAAAACCAATTTCACCTGCTGCTAGAGTTGGGTTTGCTGCAGTCCATTGTGCTGCAGTTCCTCTTCGCTGTTGCATTCTTGTTGCCATTTATATTGCCTCCGTGGGTAATAAACTTATGATGTAATTATAACAGATGTTTTAATTGAAATTATCTGTTGCAACTCCACCGTTGTATGTTTCTGTCCAACTGTTCGTGCTTGGTAGTCCGCCGTCTGCTGGAGTACCTTGTGGAGCATTATAAAATCCACTAGATACAAATTGGCTTACTATAAATCCAGTTCCATCAATCGCTGTATCGTGAATGTGGTCTGGAAGGCTTGTTGTGTCATCTACTGCTGCTTGTGTATACCATGTTCCATTGTAGTAAACATTAATTCGTGATGTTAATGAGTCAAACCATAATTGTCCGTTGGTTGGTGTTGCTGGGGCTGTAGCACCTACTGGCATTGCCCCAGTAACAGAGTCTACGTATGCTTTTGTAGCAGCATGTGTGCTTTCAGTAGGAGTGGCAACAGTAACTGTGCCTCCAAATGTACCGCCAAGTGTGACAGAGAGTCCATTCTTGACTTTGAAGTCTTTATTTACTGTTGCCATCTTTTACTCCTCGTATTTTTTAGTTATTTTAAGATTGTTCCGACAATCATAACATCAGAGTTATTATTGGCGGTTGTAACACGAACACGAACATCTGTACCACTTACATCTGCTGTAACTGATCCAAGTGAACCATTTGTTCCTACCATTGCATATTCTGTGATTGCAACGTTATCTGATGTATCAAGTGTTAAGATAACTTTTGAAACATCTGTGTGAGATCCATTGGCAATTTTAACCAAAAACTCACCTGAGCGGTAGTCTGCCTTGGCCCATGATGCTGCTGTGCTTGTGCTTGCTGTTGCTACAGTTGCCTGTGCTGCTATTTGCTTTGCAACATTGTTAATCTCTACTGCTACAAAGTCTGGAACTACTGCTTCAAGAGCGGCAACTGCACGAGCATTTGTAAAGTATAGATTTGAAGTACCTTCTGAAAGGTCATCTGTATCAGAATCTGCCACTCCGTTTTCTGCGGAAATAGTAAGTCCTGAACCTGAACCTGTGATAGTAATGTTTGTAAGTGTTGCACTAGTTAAAAGTTCTGCTGCAGAAGTCTTTGCACGGGTATTTGTATAGTACTCGTTAGTTCCTTCTTCAATGTCTGAAGTTGTCAGAGCGTCAATTGCAGATGAAATTGCATTGGACATACCAGTTACAGAGATTGTATTTCCTGTAATATCGATATTGTCTCCTGCAGTTAAAATATTTTGCTTTAATGCAACTGAGTTAGCAAGTGTTGTTGCAAAGTTAGCATCGTCTCCGATTGCTGCTGCCAACTCATTTAGTGTGTTAAGAAGATCTGGTGCTGAGTCAACAAGACTTGATACTGCTCCATCAACATACGCAGTTGTTGCAAGAACGTTTGAGTTTGTTCCAGAAGTTGCAGTTGGTGCTGTTGGGGTACCAGTTAATGCTGGTGATGCAAGTGGTGCCTTATTGTCAAGTTGTGCTTGAACGTTTGAGGCTGCTCCACTTAAATAGTTAAGTTCAGTTGTTGTTGCTGTAATGCCATCTAGCACATTAACTTCTGCTGCTGTTGCAGTTACGT